ACATCGACACCGACGGCAGCACACTGACACTCGCAGGCGCTGCCAAGGTCGCGTACGCCGCCGTTCAACTGCGCGGTATGGGCGCGACGGCCGAATGGATCTTCCATGTCACGTACGGCCCCGCAGAGCACCGCAACCGGCAACTCGCGGCGGTGGTGGAGTTGGCGCTGAACATGAGCGCGCAGACGGCCCGGAGGGCGGCATGAAACCCGGCTTCTACGACATGACCGCGCAGGCGTACCACGAGCAGGCCGGGATTGATGTCCCGGCGCTGTCCGCGAGTGTCGCCAAGATCCTTTGCGCCAAGTCGCCGGCGCATGCGTACCACTGTCACCCAAAGCTCGGCGGCGGCCGGTTCGAGTCGACGGACTCGATGGAGTTCGGCACGCTGTTCCACGCAGTCGCACTCGGGCAGATGACAAACGTCGCCATCGGCGAATTCGACGCATGGCAGTCCAAAGAAGCCAAGGCGTTCAAGGCTGCTGCGGAGGCGGCCGGCCAAATCCCAGTCAAGCGCGGCAAGATGGGCGTCGTCAATGCCATGGCGGCGGCGTTCGCGAAGCAGGTTGCAAACTCAGACGCTCGCGGCTTCTACGCGGACGGCACGCTCACGGAAGCGGCTGCGATCTGGGAGCACGAGGGCGTAGTTTGCAAAACCCTCTTTGACCGCGTGAACGTCGAAACCGGCGTGATTTACGACATCAAGACGACCTCGGACGCGAGTCCCGACGCCTGTGAACGCAAGATTGTGCAGATGGGCTACGACATACAGGCCGAGTTCTACCGCATGGCGCTTGAGGCGATTTACCCGGCACTGGCAGGCAAAACGCGGTTCGTTCTGTTGTTCGTGGAAACGTCCGCACCGTGGGTTATGACGCCGTACGAACTCTCGCCGATGGCGGCCGCGATCGGTCGCACGAAGGTATTGAAAGCGATCGGCACCTGGCGCGAATGCCTTCTTTTTGACAACTGGCCTGGTTACTCCACACAGATTCTACAGATTGAGCCCAAACCATGGGCGTTGGCCGAAGCACTGGCCGAGGAAACAGAATGAACGAGCTATCCCTTACCAACAACGCGATTGCCCCCACGTACCGGGAGCCTGCGGAACCGTCCGCGATCGGCCTGCGGCACGTCCTGACGCCTACGACGGTCAACGAGGCGATGGACATGGCGAAGCTGTTCCACGCTTCCGGGATGTACCAAGTCGCGAGCGTGGCGCAGGCGTTCGTGATCCTCTCAATGGGTATGGAACTTGGCCTGACGGCAACGCAAGCATTCTGCCGGATTCATGTGATCAAGGGCAAGCCGTGCCCATCGGCGGACCTGCTGGTCGGATTGGTCAAATCATCGTCTGCGTGCATCTATTTCAAAATCATCGAAACGACGAACGACCGCGCGGTCTACCAGACGCACCGGCACGGCGAAGACCCGGTGACGATGACCTACACGATGGATGACGCGCGTACCGCCGGCGTCACGGACATGTACAAAAAGTACCCGGCGAACATGCTCCGCGCCCGGTGCGCTTCGAACCTTGCCCGCGCCGTCTACCCGGACGTTTGTGCCGGTATGTACACACCCGAAGAGATGGAGACGATAGACGTCACACCGTCGCACCAGGAAGCCCTACAGCCGGCCGCGCCGGTCATGTCGCGAGACACGGAACGCAAGGCGATGGCCGACGCCGTGACCGCCATCATTCAAACCCTCGACGCGCCGACCAAGGCGGTCGTTCAGACGTACATCAAAGACACCTTCGGGAAAGTGTTCGGAAAGCTTACATACGGCGAACTCGACACGTTGCACAGCTACCTGCTGGATATCGTGACGCCCGTTCAGCCATCGGTCGAACCGCAAGCCGAAGCGAACGAAGACGACGACCAGGGCGACCCGTTTGCGGACAGCCCGAGTAGCCCAACGGAAGCAGGCGAATAGGATGCAAACCAAACTCGCCAGCGTTCGTCATGGCGATCCCGTCAACGGCGTTTACCTTGTGGTGAACGCCTTCCCCCTCACCTCGCCAAAGAAAGGCGCTGAGAAGTGGCGCGGGCTGTCATTGATGGTCACGGACGGCACGACGGCCAAAAAGGTATTCCTTGGCAACTGCCAGGATAACCGCGACCTGATGCAGTTCTACAGCACATGGAAAACAGTTCGTATCGTCGGCAAAGGCAAGCAAAACCAAGGCGATGTCGAGATCGCAGCCGACGAGGTGCGCTACGAAGCGGCCGATCCGGACATGCTCACGCCCAAGGCGCTGCGACCGGCGACAGACTACGAAGCGCGTCTCGATGAACTGATCGAGCTACTTGACGAGCCTCTGGCCGCCGTGGTCGCGGGCGTGTTCACTCCTGCTGTTCGCGTCCGGTTCTTTCGCATCCCGGCCAGTGAACGCAAGCACCACGCGGTGCTCGGTGGCCTCGCTCAGCACACGATCGAGGTGGCCGAACTCGCCGCAAACATGGCGCTGACGTGGAACAGCCTTGGCCGTCCGGTGTCGTGGTCGCTCTGCGTGGCCGGGGCGCTCTGTCATGACGTGGGCAAGATGGTCGAGTATGCGAGTGACGGCTACCCGGCGACCGTGGGTGAAGGTGGATTGACGGGCCACATCTACGCCGGCGCTGTCACGGTAGACGAACTCGCTTTCGAAAGCCTCGGCAATACCGCGCGCTTACAGCTTCTGAACGTTCTCCTCGCTCACCACGGCACCAAGGAATGGGGCTCCCCGGTCACGCCAGCGACGCCGGAGGCGATCATCGTTCACCTGGCCGATATGTGCAGCGCTTGGGTTCAGGGCTACCACGAAGCGACGCCCGCGCATGGCGAGTTGTGGGCCAAGTCTCCGATCTGCGGATTCGTCTGGAAGGGCGACCGCTACGGGATCGAAGTGCCTGACGACCTTGTCGAAGCCGCCGAAAAGCAGTTGGCGCTATTCGATGACCCGAAACCGGCACCTGTGCCGCCCTCACCGTTTCGCCCGCCTGCGATGGCTCCCGCGCCTGCCGCAAGCGACGACCTCGACGATCCGTTCGCAACGAAGGAATGACCATGAGCAACCCTATCGACACAACCCAGGCACCGACGTTCGCCTTTGACGATGGCGGCGACCTGACACCGCGCCGATTCCTGCATCACACACGCACCCGCGCCTGCTGGTCGGGTGCCGGGTTCCTCCTCGCCGTTCTCGTGGGCGTCGTGATCGTGGCGGCGCTTATCGGCGCGCTGGCGCAGTAGTTTTCACAAGCAAGCACAACAATCAAGGAGCAAATCAATGACCGCAATCTTAGAACGCGAAAGCGCAATCGAAGCAACCGACTCAGAAATAGCCGAGACAATTACCGCCATGTTCGGCGAAAAGACGCCTGATCTCACCGCAGAAGAAGTCGGGGTCCGTGTTAGTCAAATGCTGGATGGTGTTCAGTACGAGCGCAATTTAGTTTGCACCTGCTTTGACGCCATCCCCGTTGAGCGACTGGCCGAACTCGGTCAGAAGAACGCCGAAATCGTTCAGCAGATCCAGGACCTCGAAGAAGAAGCCAGCCGGGTCGCCAAGGTGTTCAAGGCGCGTATCGCGGCCCTTGACGGCGATGTCCGCGACCGCAGCCGCGTCATTCGCGCCAAGGTCGAATCCGTGGAAGTAGACTGCCAAGAGCTTTTCGATCGCACGTATGGCCGCGCCTACATTGTCCGCACCGACACCGGCGAGGTAATCGAAAACCGGCCGCTCAGCGAGCGCGAACAGCAGTTGTACATGCAGCTTACGGACGAGGACGAAACAGGCGACGAGCAGGACGGTGACGACGAAGATGGTGGCGAGGCTACGGAGACACCGGAAACATCCGACGAGCCAGAAGTACCGCTAACACCGGCGCAGGCCCGTAAGAAGGCCCGCGAACTCGCAGCGGCTTCCGAAGGCGAATAGCACTCTCCCGGCAAGGATGCGCCCATGGACAACCTCCACGCCCTCCAGAAGCGCATCCAGGCCCTCACGCTATCCCGCGCGGCTCCGATCCCGACGCGCCACATACTTCTCTCACGCCCGCTCTCGCAGCCGTGGGACAAGGACCGGCCGGGTGAGTGGACGAACGACCCGGCCCGGACAGCGGCGGCGGCCTGGGTAGTCGTGGACTGGATCATGGCGCAGCCGGTGATACCGCCGGGGATGGCCGGGGCGCTGGAGCGGTGCGTGGAGACGCTGGAGACGATCATATGGACGGTGGAAGGGCGATGGCGATGAGTGTTCACATGGAGATAAGACCCGAAGTGGGACGGAAAGTTGCAGGCGGGGCGGAAATCACGTCAACTCTTCTTTGCGGCGACTCACTGACAATGCTCCAAACGCTGCCAAGCGAAAGCGTTCAATGCTGTGTTACATCGCCGCCCTATTTCGGCCTGCGGGACTATGGCAACGATGGGCAGATCGGGCTTGAAGCAACGCCGGATGAGTATATCACCGCGCTTGTGGCCGTGTTTCGTGAGGTGCGGAGAGTGCTGAAGGCAGACGGGACGCTCTGGCTGAACCTTGGGGATTCATACGCAGCAGGTGGGAACGGGACATCAGAGCGTTACCAAGAAATGCGCGGACAGAAAACAGCAACGGCGCAAAACTTGCCTCGCAAAGTTGCACCAGCCGGTATGAAACCGAAAGACCTTGTTGGCATCCCCTGGATGGCCGCGTTTGCCCTTCGCGCCGATGGTTGGTACCTGCGCTCAGACATCATCTGGGCCAAAGAAAACCCGATGCCCGAGAGCGTCATGGACCGCCCAACCAGGTCACACGAATACCTGTTCTTGCTCACGAAGTCCGCAAGCTACTACTACGACCACGAGGCCATCAAAGAGCCTGCGGTATCGACACATGGCAGCGGAAACGGGTTCGTGAGGGATGAACGACTGACCATGAACGGGAGGGGCAGTGAGAAGCCGTGGACGCCAGGCAAGGGCGGAAAGAACTCGTTTAGAGGCCAGGGGCACTTCCGTGAATCCGCCGGCGGTCCCGCAAATCGCGAGGGTAGGGATATGCGCGATGTTGGGGCCGGCGATACCCGCAACAAGCGCGACGTGTGGACCGTCAACACGAAGCCATTCCCAGAGGCCCACTTCGCCACGTTCCCACCCGATCTCATAACGCCGTGCATCCTCGCAGGCTCCCGCGAATACGACACGGTTCTCGACCCGTTCAACGGCGCGGCCACAACCGGCGTAGTCTGCAAGACACTTCAGCGGTCATACATCGGCATCGACATAAACCCGGATTACATCGAAATATCACGGCGACGATTAGCGAACACGCAAGCGCCGTTAGCTTTGGAATTCGCCTCATGACCTACCGTGCCTGCCGCGTCTGCCACGAACGCGAAGAGACACACGTCGTCATGCGCGAGAAGACGACCGGGCCGATCCTGTGGAACGTGTGGACCTGCACCGAATGCCTGCCGCGTGTCGTGGAGAAGTGCGCAGCCGACGGCGAGACCGTTCGCGTCTTCGGGATCGCACCGGACCCTAACGCGAGGCCAAAGCTGACACTTGAACAACTACGCGCCCACGAACGCACGCAGCGCCGCCGACGAGACACGGCGGTGACCGCGCACCTGGCGCAGATGGAGATGGAAGCATGAACGCAATCGCCACACGATGGCAAGAGACAGACTTCGCCCTGATGAACGCCGCGCAGCTTGACCAGGCTCACCAGGACCTCGCGTCCGCATGGTGCCACCACGTCAGCGGCAGCGGGAAGGCAGGAGACGCCACCGCAAACGCCCTGCAGATGCAAATGCGCTTCGTGGGGTTCCTCATCAACCCGGCCACCGAACCCGGGCTAAAGCGCCTGAGCGCGAGCGAAACGCGCATCGGTATCTCGATCGCGCCGGCCGAGGAGTACTTGCCCGATGTGCGGACCAGCAAGCACCGCAAGCCCCCAACAGCATCGGCACCGATCGACGCAGCGGACGCAGCGGTGAAGGCGGCACGGCGCGGTGGGCAGCAGTACAGCAAGAAGACACGCGAAATCATACGGCTTCACCTGCAAGGCATGAGCAACCCGGAGATTCGCAAGGTTATCGGCTGCGACAAGTCCCGCGTGTGGCAAGTCGTTGACCGCTATAAAGAGACCGGACGCGGGCTGGGGGTGGAGGCGTGAAAATCCTTGGCATAGACCAGGCCCGCGAGAAATCCGGCGTCTCCCACTGGACAGGCGACCGCACCGGCCACACGGCTGACTACGAGACCATGCGCCTCCGTGAGATAGGAACCGCCTGCCTTCCGAAGTGGCGCGACTACATCGTGGACGAGATCGCCTGCGGTTACGACTTGATCGTGATCGAATGCCCGGTCGTCCTACGGCAAAACAACCTGATCCTATTCCAGATATCCGGCGTGATCCTCGAATACTGCGAGCGCCGCGGGCAACGCGTCCTCGTGGTGAACGTCCCGGATCTCAAGCTCTACGCGACCGGCGACCACAACGCGAGCAAAGAGCAGATGATTACCGCGGCGAAACGCGACATCCTCGTGCCCGGTGCGCACGTCACGGCGGACGAAGCTGACGCGCTCTGGCTCGGGCACTTTGGATTCCATATACTCACCGGATGGGATTGGCTCAGCGGGCAGCGGCAAGAGATCCTGACGCGCTACAGCAAGACGCCGGAGCAGGTTGCCACCGAGAAGCGCGAGACCCGATTGGCAAAGGCCGCGGCCGAACTCGCAGCCGAGCAGAAACGGCAGGACCGCATTCGGGAGGCCAACGAGAGGGCGCAGGAGCGCACGCAGCGGGCCGCATTCCGTGAGCTTGAACGGCAGGCTATCGAGGCACGGAAACGGGCGCGTGCAGCAGCGGCAGAACAGAAGCGATTAGCCAAGCTGGCAAAACCGGCGCGGACAACGAAAGCGAATGCGGCAGCAAAATGACCATTAACGAAGACGGTACCAGTATCAAAGGTTGCTCGTATATCTATGCGCCAAAAGGGCAGGCGGGTGAATACGCGCCGCTTGCAGCAAACCCTTACCGGGGATGCGGCCACAAATGCGCTTACTGTTATGTTCCCCAAGTCCTTAGAATGGACCGCGGGGAGTTCAACGCAGGCGCGGTCGAGCGCCCGGACTTTCTGCGCAACGTGACTGCGGATGCGGCCAAATACCAAGCTGCTGGCATTACCGAACAGGTTATGCTTTCATTCACAACAGACCCCTACCATCGCGACGACACATCACTGACACGTCAGACGCTCGAAGTCCTGCGAGAACACGGACTCGGCTTCTGCACGCTCACAAAGGGCGGCACGCGGGCGCTGCGCGACATCGATCTATTCCGGCCCGATCGCGACGCATTTGCATCAACGCTGACAAGCCTTGACGATGCCTTCAGCCTGAAGTGGGAAGGCGGCGCGGCCCTACCGGGCGACAGGATCGAAGCGCTCAAAGCGTTCCATGCCGCCGGGATCTTCACATGGGTTTCCTTAGAGCCTACCCTTGACTGCGAATCGAGCAAAGCCGTCGTCCGCGCCACGCATGAGTTTGTGAACCTCTACAAGGTCGGCCGCGTGAACTACTTGCCCATGACAAAAACAACGGATTGGGAGACGTACACCCACGAAATGAATGCCTTGATGGACGATCTTGGCGCAGCACATTATATCAAAAAGGACCTGCAAGAGTTCCTGCCGGAAGGCTATTCAAACCCTATTCGTGTGAAGCAGCACCATGGAGCGAAGGCGTAATTATGGAAACAGAACGACAAACAGGGCCGACAGGCTTACCTCTTTACCGCATCCGCCACGAAAGCGGGAAATACGCGGCGGAGGTCCAAGGATCGCTTATCCCCAACGAGACCGGGCACGATATCATTTTGCATCAGTCCGTTAGCGGTGGCGACTTCTGGATGATCTCGGAGGTGAGTTCGGGACTCGCACTCGCACCAAAATACTGCAATTCTATTCCGTATGTGCTCAGTGAATATTTGCCATACGCAGAGCGCAACCGCGATCTTATGCCGGGTTTAATCGCGACATGTAACGAGAAATACGGCACGCTCGAATCTCTGCCGCTTATGCCGACTAGCGAATGGAAAATATTGGAAGATGCAGCCAATAAAACACCAATGCCGGAGTCAATCCCAGGCCCTAATAATTCGGTAATCGCCGAGGTAATCCCGGACGTAACCGACGGCCAATCATCACGCCCCACGCTCCCCGGTGACGCACAGCGCACAGCAGAGGCCGTCGCGAGGGTCGGGAGCATCCGGGAGACGACGAAGGCGTGGGAGGTGGTCAGTTGAAAGCAATCACAGTTTGCCAACCATACGCGACACTCGTTGCGATCCTGGCGAAGCTCTACGAGACGCGAGGGTGGGCCACAAAATACCGCGGGCCGCTTGCGATCCACGCGGCGGCCGCCGTGCCAGCATGGGCCGTCACGGCGACGATGGGAAGTCCGGAGATTCGCAAGGCGCTTACTGAAGCCGGTTTCCAAGGCTTCGCCGGTGGCACTCATCGTGACCGCAAGGCTATCCGGCGCGCGTTGGAGCAGTTGCCGCTCGGCGCAGTCGTGGCGATGTGCGAAGTAACCGACTGCCTTCCAACCAGCGACTTAATCGGCCACCCGACAGCGTTTGTCGAAAAGATGTGCAAAGAGGATGACCCACAGCTGCACTTCGGGGACTTCTCCCCGGATCGGTTCGCGTGGTTACTCGGGGACGTGAAGCCGCTTGAGAACCCAGCCACAGCGAAGGGCAAGCAAGGGTTCTGGAATTGGGAGCCCACGCCATGACCCGCAAACGCAACCGGCGCAAACGCCCACGACCCCAACCCCGCCCACGCACGCCGGCGTAGGACACGGACGACGTGATCCGCCAGGCGCTGGGGAGCGTGCACATCTCGTGGGGCGCTAGGGTGAGGGTGGGCAGGGGTTAGATGGGCGATTCCCCGGTCACGCTGGCCTTGAACGCCTCGACAGCCGAGCGATCGAACCGCAGATCCTCACGCAACAGCATGGGGTTCTGCTTCGGAAGCGGTTTAATCAAGCCCGCATTGATCCGGCGGTAAAGCGTGCCGCGACTGACACCGAGGTATTGGCAAACCTCATCAACGCTCATGATGTTTAACTTGTTCTCTTTGTCCGTCATGTGCTTATTGTACCGTATGTTCAAACGATCAGAAACCGGCACCGTTACAGGTGGCAAAGTTAGAGTAGACATACCTATATTATGGCAGAATACGGTACAATAGAACATAAGAACATGTGAGATATTAGGAACTATCGAACAGTATTTTACAGCTATTGGTTAGAGACACAGCGTAGCGAGAAAGGTTGCACAGGATGGCAGAACAGCAGAAAAAACCCATTAAGGTAACGGTAACGGAAGTCAAGCCGATAGATTGGGGCAGCATGCGGGCGTTCGCTACGATCCAGATCGGGCCGGTCACGATCAAGGAATGCCGGCTTGTGAAGGAAGAGAATAAAACCGCGTGGGTGTCGCCCCCGCAAAAGACGTGGGACAAAGGCGACGGCAAGAAGGGCTATGTCTCACTCGTTCAGTGGCCGCAGGAATGGAACGACGCCATAAACGCCGCCGTGCTTGCCGCCTACGCCGAAGCTACCGGGAAAGGTCTTTAGGTGTCTGTTGTGGACGTAAAGAAAGACCCGGACCGGAAACCGCCGACGTTAACGGTGCTGCCTGACGGAATTCCCGCGCTCCTGCGCAGTCGTGCGAAGTGGGTCGGCTGGCGCTGGGAGTGGCGTGAGGGATCATGGACCAAGCCGCCAATCAACCTGCGCACCGGCGGCAACGGCAGCTCGACGAACAAGAAGACTTGGAGTACTTTCGAGAAGGCTGTTGAGGTCTATCAGAACCCGCATCGGGGATTCGCCCTGGACGGCATAGGCTACGCGCTTGAAGTGTCCGACGGGATTGTTGGCATGGACTGGGATCATGTGTTTGATCCGGTGACAGGTGAAATCCTGTGCGATACAGCAGAGGGTGACGCGCGCACGATGGACACCTATATCGAACTCTCGCCCACGGGGGGCGCGTACCGCGGATTCGCGCTCGCTGACCTGCCGCCCGCCGAACGACGGGCGGGGAACTTCGAAATCTATAACTGTGGGCGATATCTCACATGCACCGGGCACAAACTCGCGTTCGCGCCGGAGACCATCGAGATCCGTCAAGAGCAAGTAGACGCTTACCATGCGCATGTGTTCAAGGATCGCATCGCCCGGAAACGCGAAGTCAAGCGCGGGCGGCCGCGCGCCGGCGGACCGATGAACCTTTCCGATTCGCAGCTCATCGACGTAGCGCGCGGAGCTCGGAACGGCGCGGCATTCTCGGCACTGTTCGACAGCGGCAGCCTCGCGGCCTACGGAGACGATCATTCGGCGGCGGATCTCGCGCTGTGCAACTACCTCGCGTTCTACGCGGAAGGCGACGAAATGCGGATCGATCGACTGTTCCGCCAAAGCGCGCTCATGAGGGAGAAGTGGGAGCGCCCTGATTACCGGACGTGGACCATCGAACTTGCCGTTTCAGGACGCACCGAGTTCTACCATCCGCCAGGAACGGAGCAACCGCCAAGGCACCCAAAACCGCCGACGCCGGCACCGCCGCGCGGACATGACGGCCCGCCTGTCGACGACTTCGAACCGCAAGGTTCCGACCTTTTGGGAGACGCGACACCGGAGCAGGAACCGCTTGATCCCAGGTTTATTGACGGGCTGCCCTACATCGAAACGAACCGCCGGGAATACCGAACGATCGCCGACGAAATGCTTCAAGCACTCGTAGACGCCAACGATCCGCCGACGGTATTTGTCCGCGCCGGGAAGCTCGCCCGCGTGCAGACCGTCGAGGAGAAAGGAAACACGTTTGCCCAGATCCAGAACCTGAACGCCTCCATGATGAGGGACCGGCTTTCGCGCGTGGCGAACTTCGTATCGACGTCGGAGAAGCGCGGCACGGTCCCCGTAGCCCCTCCCGCAGGCCAGGTGGAGGATTTGCTATTCCGTCCGCATTGGCCCGGGATCGCCCTGCTCAACGGGATCGTGACCGCGCCAATCGTCGGCTATGACGGATCGATCACGGCGGCACCCGGTTACCACGCGAATGCGCGGCTTTACTACTTCGCGGAGAAACCGCTAGACATCGCGGACACGACGCCCACCAAAGAGAGGGTTGCAGCGTCGGTGGCGCTCTTGCTCGACGACATGCTCGCCGACTTCCCGTTCGTTGACAGAGCCTCGCGCGCGCACGCGCTGGCGTATATCCTATTGCCGTTCGTCCGGCTGCTCATCAACGGCCCGACGCCGCTGCACATCATCGACGCGCCGAAGTCGGGAACGGGAAAGACGCTACTTGCCCTCGTCTGCTCCGCGCTGTTCGTCCCCGGCGGCGCGCCAGTCAAGACGTGTCCGCAGACAGAAGAAGAATGGGCGAAGGTTCTGACGACGTTCCTGATCGAAGGCGACTCGCATATCCTGCTGGACAATGCCCGCTATCTCAACTACGAAACTTTGTTCGGCGCGCTCACGTCGCCGGCATGGAAAGACCGCGTGCTTGGCTTCTCGGAGAGCGTACGCATTCCGATAAAGCTTGTATGGGCTGCGACATCGAACAACCTCGCAGGCAACGACGAGCTAAACCGGCGCTCGATCATGATCCGAATGGACGCCCAGGTCGAGACGCCATCAGAGCGGGACGGCTTTCATCATCCCGACATCATGGGCTGGATCGCACAGGAACGGCCTCGTTTGGTGTCGGCGGCACTGACTATTATCCGCGCATGGATCGACGCCGGAAGGCCAGCATACAGCGGAGAAAACGGCACGATCGGGAGCTTCGAAAGCTGGATCGCGGTCATTGGCGGCATTCTGGAAACCGCCGGCGTAGACGGATTCCTCGGCAACCGGGAGGAACAAAAGAAGCAAATCGACAGCGAAGGGGATGTTTGGACGGGATTTATTGCCCAATGGTATGAGCGATTTAATACCAGTAAGGCGACAACGGGGCAATTAATTGATTTAGCGCGGCCGTTTTTGGCAGACAAAATCGAGTCAAAAAGCGAACGCGGCGAAATGACAAAACTCGGAAAATTATTGCAGAAATACAATAATCGGATTTTTTCCGGGATGAAAATCGTGGCAGATGGAAGGGATTCCGGTGGAATTCAGTGTTATCGGTTACGAAATGCTGGATTAACAGGGACTTCTGGGACTTCTGGGACTTTACCCGGCCTATACGGGGAAGTATCCGGTAATGATTTAAATACAGCCAATAATACGCAATCGGAATTAAATAATAAAACAACAGATACTACCCCTATAGCGGCTGGAAATGTCCCTTACGTCCCAGAAGTCCCAGTGCGCCGAACGGAGGTCTTTTAATGGCCTCGCAAAAGCTCCCGAAGAAAGCCCCCTGCTCTGTGGAAGCGCTCGGCGTCGATCGATTGACGACTTACCTGCACATCAGTGGCATTACGCTGGCCGTCGGGGAAGGCGATACGCTGACGATCAACTACGAAGGCGCACCGCTCCCGGAATGGATGAAGGAAGCGCTCGCATATTACAAGGGCGCGATCCTTGACATCCTGCGCCCTTCGCCGGAGATCCTGGCTAAGCGCGAGGCGTTCCAGTTCGTCTACGACCGCATCTGCCGCATGCGGTTCGAAGACCCGGCCAAGGGCACCAGGGAAGCCGGGCAATCGTGGCTGCGCCGCAAGATCGAGGAGCTCGCCGGCGGATGCGACCTTGTCGATGGCTATACCGATCCCGGCTGCCCGTTTGCGGATTCGGCGTTGCTGGCGCTACGGATGGAGATGGACGAACTAACCGCACCCGGCAACCCTTACCCGATCCCGAAAAGCGATCCGCGTCCGCGTTTTACGAACGGGAAATTGGAGTAAACGCCTGCAATTTATCGCGCGATTGTCGCCATAAATCAACGCAACTATCTTTACCCATCCTGCCCCGCCAACGCGGGAGCCCGGATTTACTGCGATTTACTGGACCGGTGTATAACCGCTAACGACCGATTTTGACGGTTAGGCGGTGACGTGAGGAGAGAAGGAGACGAGAGCGATGAGCGAGCGATTGCGAGAGGTTTTAGAGCGGGTTGCGAAGGCGACGCCTGGCGAGTGGCATACGTGCCTTGGTTCCGGCGAGCACTTGATGACCGCTGTGGCGGCTGACGTGCCGGATAACAAGACGGTTTTGATAGCCGACTGCCTGCCGGAGTACGCACTGAAAGAGGGCTGGGTTGTCAAGGATCACAGGCCGAACATTGACCTCATCGCCCACGCTCCCGACGATCTCGCGGCGATGGCTCCCGTGGTGGCGGCTGCGCTGCGGGCCAAGGACGCAAACGACGAATGGTTGGCGCTTCAGTGTGAGTACCCAGTTCACACTGACCCTGACTTCCACGGCAAGGTATCCGAGCTTATGGCGGGTGACTTCCTCGAACGGTCGGACCAAGCGGCGACACGACACCTGGAGTTGCAGGGCGAATTGTACGCCGCCTGTGACGCCTTCGACACGGGCGCGCCGGCCACCGACCGGGACCGGCTGCGTGACGCGGTTGTGGCGGCGGCCCTAGCCGAGCGTAAGGCTGAGGCAGTTTACAATTCGAAGTATCCTGCTGGCAGGGAGCAATATAGCAGCGAGCAAGGGCAAAAGGATTTACATGAGCTGTTCGAGGCGCACAAATCCCGCGCAGAAGCCACTGACGCTCTCTTGGCATTCGAAGCCACGAAGGAGCCCCGCCAATGAACTACACCCTTTACCGCGTGGTCCCCGTGACGGACGCGCCGACGCCGGGAGTGAGGCTGGGGTAGGTGTGGACATCGGACTACTTCATGTGCCCTGAAGAAACGCCCGTTGACAGGATGGCTGAAACGATCATTGCCGGTATGGAAGACAATCCCGGCTCCGACCGCGTCGAGTGGGACCAGGACGGCGCGCATTACCTGCTGCGGAGGACGGCATGAAAACCATCACGCCCGCCGAACCGCTCTACCGTGTCGCGTGGGTACGGAGGGATGACCCCCGCAAGACGGTGCACTATGGTGACCCGAGGCCGTTGAACGTTACCCAGGCATGGGCCGATTACCAGACGCGCAACGACCCCGAAGCCGTTTATAGCGTGGTCGAAGCCGATGTGCCGTATGGCGACCCGGACTTCCTGAGCCTGCGGGGATTCAACCGGCTGACGTGAGCCAGAGCGGTAATGCCGACATTTGGCCGTTTAAAATAGTTTAAAACGCGGTTAGTCGATTTCGTGACACTTATGTCATGGGCGGCCTGCGGAGGCGGCTGGGAGAGAGGGAGAGACGATGCCAGTTTATGATGAGAACGGTGTGCGTATTTTGCATTTTGGTTTTGGTGATTTGTCTGTGCTTCAGCGTAAACCTGAAGCCGAAGGGCCTGACGATTTCGCGAACATCGTCATGATCGAATCCGAAAGCGAGTGCCACGAGATCGGGACGGACACCGGTAGCAGACCGATGTCAAATCCTGTGGTCGTGATGGTGTTCGAGAAACCGGAATCCGTTGACGTGGTCATAAGTGCACTCCAACGGGTAAAGGATCATCTCACGGCGCAGGGCTGACCGGAAAGGAACAAACGCCATGGACAACACTGCGCCCACGCCCCCGACCTACCGGGAGCCCGCCACCGTCATCCGCGAGTGGCTCGACCACCTGCGCACGAAGGACCCGGCGCTCAGGATCAAGGATCGCGAAGTGGCCGAACTCGTGGGCGTGTCCTACGACCAGGTGAAGCGCTTCCGCTCGACGGACCGGCGGCACTGGGGCGGGGAGCGGAGGCGAAGGGGTGAGCACAATTCATAGAGTTTTTATCGACGGTGATTTCGATTCGTGGTGGGGAATGACCGTCGTTCGATGGCGGCTCTTGTGGTGGACGGTGGGCACGTTACGATGCGATCACGACTGGCAATTCTACGCGGTCGCGCCGGAGCCCGGTACAGGTACCATGCGCCGGGAATGTCCGAAGTGTGGCAGCGTCGAATACGTCGGCCCCCGGTCGCGGCAATGGATCAGTGACCCGGAGCGGTGTTATTTGCCATCCCGCAAGCGCCCCTAATCCCTTAAGCGCAAATTGCTTTTAGCGCGAAGGCATCAAATGCTTGCTTGAGAGCTTGCGACGTGCTAAAATGTAGGTGTTCGTACGCGCTCCATTGATTGACTCTTCCTGTAAACCGGTTGCGGTAACGTGACCGGTGAGGGGTGGGGCAAGGGCGGACAGTTTTGACGCGGGGTAGCTCAGTGGTAGAGAGGGTCACTCATAACGATCAAGTCGCCGGTTCGATCCCGGCCCCCGCTCTTAGATGGTTTCCGGCCATCAGTCGGTATCGTTCAACAGACGATCAAGAAAATAGGACGGCTGCCGGTACCACCCAAACGCGCTGCATGGGGCGCGGAGGCAGCTATGCGGGCTGGAGAATCGGGAGACCCGCTACCGACTGAAGATTTTGACGGGGTTCGATCCAAGTAAGACGCTGGCAGACGTGTCGGAGATATAGGTGCAAGTCCTATCCCCTGTCCCAGTATAACGATCCTCCCCCGCTGGGTGGCCGTGAGACGGCGAAAGTACAATGCGGTGACACAGGGGAACAGAATCCCTGACCTTTTCGACAGCCGGAAGAGACCGGCGCACAATTCCAACGCTTCCAGAAGCTGAGCGGCCGAAAGGCGAGAGCTTCACCGCAGTGACACCGGAAGGTTTTTTACCCTTCGTGTGTCACTTTTTTCATGCCAGGGAGTTTGATTTGCGTATCTGGGAACATCTTTACCGCTCCGGTTTTGACGCGCGCTCGGCGTCCGACGCGATGAACTGTTCACGCCGAACGGCCGCCAAGAAGCTGGCCGAAGTCGGCGACCGCATCCATTCCGCGATTGATCGTAACGACCGTAACGCCAAGGATGTATCGGTCCTGGCTGCGCGCCCAACGTCCGAGAGTTCATCGTTCCCTGCCGAATGCCTGGAGCTTGCCGACTTCGTTCGTAATGACCACTGCGGACGCTACAACCGACAGCGCAATGTACTCGCCGCTGGTATTCCTTACGCCGAAATCACACCCACAGACGCCGTAAGCAGGGCGGACGCCGATCTGAAGGCCGCCGTCCGCTACCACGACCGCTGGGCGCAGATAGACGCGCAAGGGGCGCAGCCGTGACCGCCAAGCGCCGACACAAACGAGGCTGGCGGCAGCACTATCCGACCGAGATGCTTTACGACGTTGTGATGATCATGTCGATCCGGCCGGAACTGCCGTACCAGATCATTCTTGAAGCCGCCTGCGAGCGGTACGGCGTCGAGTATCGCCACTGAGATAGCCATCATGCAAACCAACTGGCACACCGAATCCCGCCGCCGCGTGAGCCTCGACGAGCGCCAGCGGAACGCCTGCGTCAATCAGCTTGAGCGCATGCGGATGGCTCGTGAACGATTCTCGCGGGCCGTGTCGAGCGGAGAGGCGCGGTACGGTGGCTCGGGCTGGGGACGCCAAGAACCCGGTGACGCAGGCGCTTACCTCGTCATTGTGATCGTGGTCGGATGCATCGCAGGGGCCGCGCATTGGTTGGGGTGGATATGATCTCCCTTTTCCCGTTGCAATGGATCGCGCTCATTGTGGCCGCCGTCGGCTTCGGCGTGTTTGTCGGCTGGATGTGGCGGGAGCGGAAGCACGACACGCAGAGGCTGAGCAAGAAGCAATGAACCACGACCCCGGCACCTCCGCAGGCGTCCGCCCTTGCACGCACTGCCACTGCGACCGCCCGACGATCCACGACGTTTGTGGCGGCCTCGTGGTGATCACCTGCGCCGTCTGCGGTCATCGGCTGGCGACTACCGGCCGGGTGCGGGAACTTGAGGCGGTGGCGGCCGAGGTGGTGAATCGGGGACGGATGGTGAGAGATGGCAGACGTTGAGAAAACGAAGTGGGGGCGAATCCCTGGGCTGAGTAACGAGATCATCGATAAGATCGCCGCCGCGCTCACCAACGGCAACACGCGAAGGTCTGCGGCCAATGCGGCCGGCGTCCCGTGGCGCACGTTCACCTTCTGGATGGCGCGAGGCCGCCGGGAGGACGAGGCGCGCAACGGTGACACCAACCCGGAGACGCAGACGATCTATATCGACCTGCTTTACGAGGTCGAGTTTGCCGAGTCCCGGGCCGAGCGGTACATGGTCGATCTCGTTTACAAGGGCGCGGTGAGTGATCCGAGGATCGCTATCGAGTGGCTGAAACGGCGGCGAAAGACGGATTGGTCCGAGCGTGTCGAGAGTACCGGCGCGGACGGTGGGCCGATTGCTTATAATCTGTCGGGACTCTCCGACGACGAACTCGAACAGCTCGCCGCGCTGAGGGCGAAGATCGATGCAAACACTGCCGTCGATGGCGGAAATACAGGCTGAGCGGGCGAGGCGTGGCATTCGTGTATATCGTCCGAGTTATCTGGATTATCTCAAGGCGACGGTCCCGGCGTCATGGACGACAGACCCGAAACACATCCATGTAATTGCCGAGCACCTCGACGCTGTAGAGCGTGGCGAGATTGACCGCCTGGCGATTCATATGCCCCCTCGGCATGCGAAGACGGAAACGGTCACTGTGCGGTATGCCGCCTACTGCCTGGAAAATGAGCCTGCCGACAACGTCCTGATCACCGGCTACAACGAGCGATTTTCTCGACGCCTCAGTCGTAAGGCTCGGACTGTCGCATCAAGCCGTATTAAACTTGCCAGCGACAAGAAGGCAGAGGACGAATGGGCGACACCGGAAGGTGGCGTCATGATGGCGCGCGGCGTGGGCTCGCCGCCAACCGGTACGGGCTTCCGTCGCATCATTATCGATGACCCTATCCGACGGCGCGAGGATGCCGAGAGCGAGACCTATCGCGAGAAGGTTTGGGACTGGTACACGGACGACCTGTATACGCGCTTGGAGCCCGGCGGCGCGATTGTCCTGGTCATGACGCTATGGCATGAGGACGATATCGGCACTCGCGCAGTTGCGTCGGAACCCGGCCGGTGGACGGTGTTAAAACTGCCCGCCATTGCGGAAGAAGACGACTTACTCGGGCGTGCGCCAGGCGAAGCGCTTTGGCCTGCCCGTTATACCGTCGCCGATCTCAAGCGCATCAAAGACGTTCTGACTCAGAACGAGGGCGAACGGTCATGGCTGGCTCTTTATCAGCAGCAACCGACGGCGCGCGAAGGCGCATTCTTCAAGGTCGGACAGTTCCGGTTTATTGATGGCGTGCCTCCGGTCGTTCGATCCGTACGGGCGTGGGATATCGCGGCGACTGAGAATGACGGGGACTATACGGCAGGTCCGAAAGTCGGATTACAAGCAAACGGCCGGTATGTGGTTATGGACGTTGTTCGCGGGCGATGGGCGACCGACGAGCGCAACCAACGTATTCGTGAGACCGCCGAGATGGACGGCACGACGGTGCGAATCCACGGGCCGCAAGATCCCGGCGCGGCTGGTAAGGATGCGGCCCAGGCGTTCGTTCGGATGCTGGCCGGATTCCCTGTCCGGTGTGAACCGGTTTCCGGGGCAAAAGAACTTCGCGCGGATCCGTTCTCCGCGCAGGTAAACGCTGGGAATGTCGATATCGTGCGGGCCGATTGGAATAGCGCCTTTATCGAAGAGTTGCGCGCGTTCCCTGGTGGAAAGTATGACGACCAGGTGGACGGCGTGAGTGATGCGTTTACGGACTTAGCGACCGGGCGTGCAGGACTATCAGCCGCCGCCGGAAACACTCCAGTCACGATGCCGCGGACTGTCAATGTTCCCGCCTACACTCCCGGCCGGCTTCCCGCCGCGCCCGGTAACCCCTTCGCTTCAGCCATGCCCAGGAGATAACTATGCGCAAAAACTCAGGGCAACCGCTGGACGCGAGCGAGAAGCAAAAGAGCGACATTTCCGAGACGATCCACATCAATCCGCCACAGATCGCCGGATACAAAACAACCGCCGTAGACGCCGAGGTGCGCGGCGACGGCGCGGTGTCGAAGACGCTGACAGCTTCCGCGCTCGATGAATACGTGAGCGGTGGCGGATACGTTTGGCTCCCGCGCTATATTAAGGCGCTTCCGTTCTACGTTGACGACCTCTCCCGCGACTTCGGAGACGACATCTACGAGCGCATGATGCTCGACGCTAAGGTCGCGGCCGTGGTGAGCGTTCGCAAAGCTGCCGTACTCTCGCAGGGCGTGCAGATCAACGCAGCGACCGACATCGAGGAAACCGGGGCGAACGGCAAGCCCAAGCCAGCGTCGTCACCGCTGGCGAAAGAGATCGCCGACTTTTGCGACTGGAACCTCCGGAACCTGAGAGGCCGCGACTTTCTCGCCGTCATGTTCGAAATGCTCGACGCTATCACGCTAGGGCACAAGATTGCAGAGAAGGTCTACGAAATCCAGCCGAGCGGCAAGCACGCCGGCAAGTTGCGCTTGAAGGCGATCAAGGTCAAGCCGCGCCGGTCAACGTCATTTTGCGTTGACGTGTACATGAACGTGCTTGGCATCATTGGCTTGATCCCGGGGCAGGGCGCGCCCGTGATTGTTGAAAGTATCATCGGGGAGCCCGGGCAGATCCCGAACATTCTCCCGCGGGAAAAGTTCGCCGTCTTCTCGCATCGCATGAAGGACGCCGACCCGCGCGGAACCTCGGACCTGCGGTGGATCTATGAGCCCTGGTGGTTCAAGCGGCAGTGCTGGGGTGCTTACCTCTCATACTTGACGGTGTTCGGCGGCGGCATCCTCGTGGGCACGACGGCCGAGGATGCGCAGGATACTGCGATCAAGGACGAGTATGGCAATCCGACCGGTGCCGTCGTCAATCCCGAGCAGGCGATGCTGCAGACGCTCATCGAGATCAAGGCCGGTGGGGCCGCCGCGTTCCCGTTCGGGGCGAAGGTGGAGCAACTCCTGCACGCGAGTGACAACAGTCCGTATGTAGGGGCAATTGACCTGTGTGACCGCCAGATCGCCGCAGGAGTGCTCTTACAGACGCTCGCGACCGAAGAGGGGGAGCACCAGACACGGGCAGCTTCCGGCTCACACCAGGACATTCTCGGCCTCCTCGTGCGCATGGATAAGAACGAAGCCGAGTCGTTTATCCGCAATGAGATCCTTTACCACCTCGTCTCCCACAACTACGGCGAAGAAGCGGCCGACGAACTGACGCCGACGGTCAACCTTGGCGAAGTGGCTGACCACGATATCGCCGCCATGATCACGGCGCTTGGTTCGGCCTATGCGAGCGGCTACCTGCACTGGTCGCAGCTTCAGGGCACCGACGAGATGGCGGGCTTACCGGAGCGCAATATGCAGGCGGTGATGCAGGAGCAAGAAGAAGCGAAGGCGCTTGCTGCGCAAGCTGCGGAATCGCCACCGGCGACTAAACAGAAGGACACGACGACCGATGAATGAAGCCATTTTCGCCGCAGGGCTCGAAGGTGCGACTCGCATAATCGACGGCCCATGGGCGGTCTATCCGAACTCGCTTCTGTTCAAGGCGGGCGACTACCCCGACAAACAGTATTCCATGTCGCCCGCCGACCTGGCGGCAGCTACGAGCGCTTTTCAGCCTGTCGGCGGCAATATTGAGCATTCCGATTTCCTGAGCGGCAGGGCCGCCACCGTGCGCCGGATGTGGGTGGATACCGACGGCGAGACACTGCGCGGCGAGGTTGCGATACCGTTCGCGCTCGACGAGTTACTGACACCGCAGGAACGCGGACTTTCGTGCGAGTGGGACCGTGCGACGAAGACGCTTTCAGGGATTGCTTTGACGCGGTCGCCGCGTGTCACGGAGGCGGCTCTGATGAGCGCCTACGCAACGTTCACCGGGCGTCACGACACGCCTCACGGGCAATACGCCGTCCAAGATCTGCACGACACCGCCTGCCGCCACGGGGCAACCTGTGACAAGGCAAACGTAAACATGGCCAGTCGCCACGAGGCGACGGCTATTCAAGAAGTCCACGACACCGCCGTCAAGCATGGCGCGAAGTGTGCGACGATCGAGGGGCGACCCTCGTACTTCAGCGACGCCGGGAACGGCGAAAGGAAAGAGAAAATGCCAACACTGCTTGAACAGGTTGCGGCTTTCTTCACCGGCCGGGGAATCCCGGTTGACAAAGAGATCTCGCAGGCCGATTTTACAAAGATCGTGCAAGCCGCTCCGGTCGATAACCCCGAAGTCATGGCTCTCCGGGAGCAAGTCGCTCGTATGAGCGAAGACACGCGCATGAAGGATGCAACGGGATTCGCTGACCGTATGGTGGCCGAAAAGCGCATTCTTCCTAAAGACCACGCACAGACCGCTGCTGTCTATTTCCAGGCGGCCACCGATGATGCTGCGCATCCTGTCAAGGTAACGTTCGGCGCGAACTCGGACGGAACGCCGGTGCAAGGAACGCGCGTGGATGCCTTCAAGGCGCTGTACACCGCGCGGACGCCTCACGTGCTTACGGAGGAGCTTATTCGCGAGACGATGAGTTCCGATTCCGCAAGCGTGGTCGCCCTGTTCAACAAGGCGAAGACGGAGAACCCTCACAAGGACGGGGAATCCGCGAAGTTCGCGACGCACTCGAAAGAAAAGCTGATGGCCATGTCCCCGCTGGGCGTCGCCACCATGGAAGGGGGCAAGTAAATTGGCAACCACTGCTATGACGACCTATAGCGCGAACGAGCTTCAGGCGGCGATTTATCCCGAACTCGCGCGCACGGATAATGTTGCATTCGCCGCGTCCCAGAACATCGCGGCCGGCACGATCCTCGGCGAAGTCGGCGGCGTTAGCGCCGTGTGGACAATTACGATCGCGGCATCAACATCCGGCGGCACGTTCAAGCTCACGATGACCACGCCGAGCAACGGGCAGACCGCCGCAATCACATGGAGTGCCACAAACGCGACACTGCTGGCGAATATCCAGGCGGCTTTGAACACCAAATACGGTACCACGGGCGGCGCCCCGAACGTCCTGGCCGCGCTCGGCACTATTACAGCCGGTATCGGAACAATCACGCTGACCGGACAGAACGCGCTCAGCAATACTCCGATGGCATGGAGCGTCCAGGATAGCACGAGTGGCGGCGGTGGTGTAACCATTGCGACCACGACAACAGGCGTGGTCAACAGTGGATCGTTCAAAACACGCGACACCACGGCCACCGACGGCTCGCAGGTCGCTAAAGCCATCGCCAAGTACGACATGCAGGTGGACGCGAGCGGAAACGTTACCTACTCGTCCACGGCATCGCAGTCAGGTGGCCCGTTCGGCCAGACGGTCATCAGCGCGCCGGTATGGATCGCAGGGTACTTCTACACGCAAGACCTCACCGGCCTTGACTCGACCGCAATCACACAACTCGGGCACATGGAACGAGGCTCATACGGCTCAGGACAAACCGGCATTCTGCGGGTTGGATAAACCGCCGATTACGTAAAGCGCTCAGAACGACAGGTCACTCCTTACGGGGTGGCCTTTTTGTTTGGGGCAGGAGAAAACAATGACGACATTTACGTTTCCGACATCGGCGGAACTGATCGAGATCGCGCAGGACAAAATGCCGCGGCTTGTGCAGGACCGGCCGGTCTTCAAAATCTTCCCTATCCGCAGCGTTGACTCCCATGAGCTGATCTGGGAACAGCGCGACAATTATCAGGGTCTCCAGCAGGTTCGCGGGCTTGAGGGCGCGTTCAGCCGAGTCAAAAAGACCGGGCTGAAGCGCTACAAGATGGACCCTGGCGTCTACGGTGAGTACGAGGGCATTGAAGAGACGGAACTGACCGTGCGCCGCCAGATCGGCACGTTCGGTACGCCGATCGATATCAGTGACCTCGTGATGCCGATCCAGGATAAGCTCCTGGGGCGGCGGCTCGACCGGATCGAATACATCATCTGGACACTGCTCACCACCGGCACTTTCGCCGTCAGTGACGGGACCGGCGTTGTCAAGCACACGGATTCATTCACCCTGCAGACGTACGCGGCAACTATCCCCTGGTCAACGTATGCGACCGCGACGCCTCTCGCCGACCTGCGCGCTATTCAGCTCAAGCACCGCGGCACATCGGCCTCGTTTGGAGCGGACGCCGAACTGTGGGTCAACCTCAAGACCGCAAACGACCTGCTGCTCAACACGAACACGGCCGATATCTACGGCCGGCGCACCGCGGGACTTGGGACGTTCAACAACCTGGAGCAAATCAACCAGCTCCTCGCTGGCGAGAACCTGCCCAAGATCGTCATTTACGACGAAGGATATTTGAGCGACGGAACCGACGGGAACGCCGCCGGTTCGTATCAGCTCTACATCCCGAACGGCAGTGGTGTCGTGGTGGGTAAGCGCCCAGCTGGCCAGACCGTCGGCGAGTACCGAATGACCCGGAATGCGAACAACCCGGACATGGCCCCCGGGCCGGTTATGCGCGTGATCGACCGCGGCGAAACCGTCTTGCCTCGCTCTATCGAGGTGTACGATGGGCATAATGGAGGCCCGGCACTCTACTTCGGCAGCGCGATCGTCAAGGTCACCGGCCTCTAAACACGAGCGATAACGCCGGCGCGCCATCCGTGGCAGACCGGCTTATCCTATGGAGTTCTACCCTATGGCGACAGGCAAGAAAACGACCCTGCGCGTGGTTCGGGATACGGTGGGGCATTTTGCAGTCGGCGACACGTTCACCGCGGAAGACTACGGGACCGACGTAGACGCGCTTGTGAAGGCGGGTATGGTCGAAATTGTCGAAGACGAGTCCGCGCCACCGTCCGCAAAAAGCAAGTGATCGGAGGTTGTCATGCAGGGGTTCGACAAGAAGTCTTCGATCAATCAGATCGTCAGCGATTACCGGCTG